TTACCACTAATACAGATACACAACTATCGACGGAACAAGTACAGGATATAGTAGGTGCTATGTTCTCCTCTAACACTGAGACCAGAATCTCTGCAACTTATCAAGACGGTGATGGTACAATAGATTTGGTTGTAGACGATATGACTGCCAACACTCAATTGACGACAGAGGAAGTGCAAGATATCGTCGGTGCTATGTTCACTTCCAATACAGAGACTAGGATATCTGCAACCTATGAGGACGGAGATGGGACTATTGATTTAGTCGTAGATGACATGACAGCAGATACAAACACATTCCGAACCGTGACAGCAGGTGGTAATACATTAGGAGGTTCAGAGACATTAGCCTTCACTGCTGGCTCTAATGTGACAATAACAGAAAGCGGAGGAGCAGTCACCATTGCCTCAACTGATACCAATACACAGTTAACTCTCCTAGACCAAGATGACATGAGTTCTAACAGTGCTACTGCTGCTGCTAGTCAACAGTCGGTAAAGGCATATGTGGATAATGAACTTGCATCACTTGTAGACTCAGCACCATCTGCTCTAAACACACTTAACGAACTTGCTGCTGCTCTTGGTGATGATGCCTCCTTCTCTACAACAACTGCCACATCATTAGGAAACAGATTAAGAGTTGATGTTAGCAACCAAGGATTAAACTCTACACAACAGGGAAACGCTCTGACTAATCTAGGTATCACTGCTTCATTAGCAGAAATAAACATACTTGATGGTGGACTTTCAGCGAGTGATATACCAAGTCTAGCAGCGTCTAAGATTGATTCAGGAGAATTCCCAACTGCTAGGATTGCTGATGACGCTATCACAACTGCTAAGATAGCAGATGACCAAATAACAAACGCTCTGATGGCTGATGATGCGATTGATAGCGCACAACTGGCTGACGCTTCAATAGATGAAGTTCATTTGAATGCAACAAATACTGCTGTGGATAACTATCTACTAAGTTTTGATTCTGCATCAGGTGGATTTACTTGGGTAGCAGCAGGTGCAGGTGGAGAGAACAATCAGAATGCCTTCAGCAATGTAGCAGTGAGTGGACAGACAACAGTTGCAGCCGATTCAACCACTGATACGCTAACTCTCGCAGAAGGCTCAAACGTCACCATAACAACAAATGCTAGTAATGACACAGTAACTATCGCAGCAACAGACACCAACACACAACTCTCTACTGAGCAGGTTCAAGACATTGTAGGTGCAATGTTTTCGTCTAATACAGAAACTAGAGTATCTGCCACCTATGAAGATGGTGACGGCACAATCGACCTTGTAGTAGACGATATGACAAGGAGAACGATAACTGCTGGTGGTAATACACTGGCAGACGGTGAAACATTAGCGTTTACTGCTGGCTCAAACGTCACTATCTCAGAGAGTGGTGGTGCAGTTACCATCGCTTCTACAGATACTAACACACAGTTGTCCACTGAACAGGTGCAAGACATAGTAGGAGCGATGTTCAGTTCAAACACAGAAACGAGAATATCAGCGACCTACCAAGATGGTGATGGCACTATCGACTTAGTAGTGGATGACATGACCACTGATACTAACACCAATCAACTTACAACTTTCACCCTAACAGGAGATTCAGGAAGCAATCAAACCATAGCACATGGAAACACACTAGACATCGCTGGTGGAGATGGTATAGCAACCGTTGTTGGGTCAACTGACACAGTAACAGTTGGTCTAGACATAGATGGCATGACGGATATTGGCGCAGCCTTGGTAGACGCTGATTTGATGATTGTGGATGACGGAGCAGGGGGAACTAACCGAAAGGCAACGATGAGTAGGCTAAAGACCTACATGCAGAACAATCTGACATTCACAACCAATACTGATACTCAACTAAGCACAGAACAAGTTCAAGACATAGCAGGTGGAATGTTCAGTAGCAATACTGAAACAGGTATCACAGCAACGTATCAAGATGCAGATGGTACGATAGACTTGGTTGTAGGGACTCTTAATCAAGACACAAGTGGTAATGCTGCAACTGCAACCGCACTTGAGACAGCGAGAAACATTGGTGGTGTCAGTTTCGATGGAACTGCAAACATCAACCTACCGGGAGTGAACACTGCTGGTAATCAGAATACTAGTGGAACTGCTGCTTTGGCAACAACTGTAACTGTAACAGATAGCACTGCTAACACAAACTTCCCCGTTGTATTCCATGATGAGTCAAACGGATTGTTAGACGACACTGGTGCTTTGAGATACAACCCAAGCACAGGAACACTGCTTGTGCCTAACCTGAATGTTGCTGGAACAACAACGACTGTTGATACTGTGACTATGGAAGCAGCAAATGCAATCGTGTTTGAGGGTGCTACCTCTGATACTAACGAGACAACTCTAACCATCACTGACCCTACTGCTGATAGAACAATCACTCTACCGGATGCTACCGGAACAGTTGCTTTGACTAGTCAGTTATCTGATACGCAGTTAACAACAGAAGAGGTTCAGGATATAGTCGGGGCTATGTTTAGTTCTAATACTGAAACAAGAATAACTGCGACTTACCAAGACGGCGACGGTACGATAGACCTAGTTGTAGATGATATGACTGCCGATACGAATACGAACCAACTAACCACATTTACACTGACAGGTGATTCCGGTAGTAATCAGACAATTGCTCA